GTGGTCAGGTCCGGTGATTGGCTGTACCAAAGCTCCGAGCGCTGCGTATCCTCCGCACCAGGTGGAAAGCCCCATTGAATGCCAATGCCATAGACCAGGCTGGTGGTGGTAAGCGACGACACCGCCGGCGGCAGGCCTACCTTACCTTCCAGGTTGGTCAGATTTGAGCTTTTCCAGATCGAAGAGATCTCGAACGCACTCACCGACCGAACGCGTGCCACATAGGCGCCCGAGTAAATGCCGGTAACGTCGACACTCGTAGAGCCCGTCCGCTGCACCTTGATCCAGTTGCCGCTGTCCTTCCGCCACTCCACGTCATAAGCGACCGCGCCGGAGACCGCAGGCCACGATATGTTCATGGTGTTGATCGCCAGGCCCTGGTCGATGGAAACGTTCGAAGTGATGGTCACGCTTTCTGGCGCCGGAACCACGGTGATTGGAATCACGCTGATCGGGCGTTCTTCCAGGCGCGCGCCGGTGTCGATGCTAGGAAACTTGCTCGGCTCATACTGCAAAGCGCTGATGTCGTAATCGCCCTCTGGAGTGCGCGCAACTCTCATCACTCTATAGAGGGGAATGGCGAGATCATCCGCATCGATAGCCCACTGAAGCTGTACCGCAGGCGCTTCGCTGTAAGCAACGGTCACGGTTACGTCGCGGCCGCTCACACTTTCGACGGTACGGCCTTCCGCCCGGCCGCCAGGAAGATTGATCACCAGGCGGTCGCCGGCCTTTGCCAGAGTGTCGCGGTCCAAGGTGATGACCTTCCCAACTGCCGCTGCAATGCGCCCGCCGATCTCCCGTCCAGCCAGCAGTGAGTCGGCTACAGGGATAATAAAGCCTGGCAACGGGATACGGCCTTCCATGCCGGTCCTGAAGCTGATGGTTCGGTCCTGGTTATTGCTCAGTACCAGCCATTTAGCGCGGCGCTGCGCCTCGGATGCCCGGGTGCAGCCGATGGCGCTGATCTCCGTCGGTTTGTCACCAAGTCGGCGCTGGAGCGGTAGGTCGGAATAGACCGTGACGTCGGTGTCGTAGTTGTTGAGCGGGTTGTCATAGCTGACCAGGCAGCGAGTGAAGCGGGTCTTAGCCGAGGCGCTGCCGTAGGAGATTTTGCCGTCGACGACGTTGGAGCGGGTGAAGACATAGTCCATGTCCTGCGCCCGAGGCATATCAGCCTGCATGACCAACTGACCCTGAGCCCAGTACGTCATGCCGCGATAAATGCCGGCGATGTCGCGAAGCAGGGACCAGGCATCGGCCTTGCCCTGCAGGTTCATGTCGCACAGGAATCGCGGCTCAACGCCATCCGCACCATTGGGCACCATCTGGTCGCAGTACTGCGCGATGCGGTACAGCTCCCACTTGTCCACCATCCACGGCTTGATACGGCGGCCAAGGCCAAAACGGTCCTGGGTGCAGATGCCGTAAGTGATCCAGGCCGGGTTATTGGTCCAGGCCTCCTTCATCGTACCGTCCCAAGCACCGGTGTATGTCCTGGCCAGCGGGTCATAGTTGCTCGGCACCTGCCAGCGCCGGGCCTTGCACTTCACGGTAACGGCCGGGATGTTGGTGAACTGCTCGGCGTCGAACTCGACGAACAGCAGCGCTGTGTTCGGGTAACGCAGCTTTGCGTCGATCACCTGGGTGTAACCAGCGATGAACAGGCTGTCTGCGATCTTGTCGGTGTTCTGGTTTGGGGTAATGCGGCGAACTCGAATCAGCCAGCCACTGGTGGCCGGCGGGAGATCGATACGCATGGACTTTTCGTAGCGAGTGGTTGCCTTGCCTGTAATGGCTCCAACCAATACCTCCTGATACGCCCCTCCGTCAGTAGCTACATCGACCGCGTATTGGATGCTGTAACCACCAATGTTGCCTTCGCCGTCCTGGCTCGCAAGTCGAGGCGTGGCCAGCCGAACGCGCGCCGCCGACAGTTGCAGGTTGGTCAGCGACTGGACCCAGGGCGTACCGCTGCGCAGCTCAACGTTCAGCGAGGTCTCATTGTCGACAGACGGGATGCCGGGAATGTAGGTCTGCTCGACCGAGCCCGGCCGCCAGTCCCACTTCACGTTGGTGAAGTTGAAATTGCCGCTGGCATCCTGGATGGGAGTGTTGTCCAGGAAGATATCGCGAGCGGTTGGCGTGCCGTCGAACTCACCCTCGCCTACGGCGATCAGGATCTTGGCCACGTTGGTTGAGCGCAGGCTGTCGGGTGACTCTACTGGAGACTTTGGCTTACTCTCGCCACCTTTAGCGCCGTGAATATCCAGCTTCTGTGCTGCGCCCATGCTTTCCTCCAGGCAATAAAAAACCGGCTCATGGCCGGCTTGTTTCGTGCGTTGCGCCTACGTTTTGTCTTCGGCGTAAATCGATGCAGAGATGATTGCCCCGCCCCATCGGCGGTCACCGATGCAGATCGGGACGGGGTTGCCGCTGGCCGTGGTGTTCTTTGCGCTGCCGAATGCATAGCTGGGCATGTTTTCCGGCGATGCGCTCTGCTTGAGGCTGGCCGCCTGCGGGCTGAGCATCTGAATAACGCCGCCAGCCAGTAGCGCGATACCGGCAGGCGCTGTCGGCGCGCCGAAGTAGCTGGCCGCGATGAGCACGACGCCCAGCACAATCTGCAAAATGCCGCCGCGCTTGCTGCCCTCGACCACTGGGACAATCCTGACTTCCTTGGTGCCACCCATGCCAAACTGGTCAGGCCCGGTGTTCTTCCGGTTGCGGAAGATGGCAAAGCGAAGTCCGAGTCGGTCAAGGCGGCGAATCTCAGCCTCGAATCCGTCAATCGTGGCCTTCAGCGCCCGGAAGACCTCCCAAGTGTCGCCAGACCCGACCTGGCGCCGGTGCAGCCTGCCGAACTTTTGAGCCAGCGAACCGGAAAGCTTGATGGTGGTCATCGGCGAATAAACGATGGCGCTCATCGGGCCTCCTTATGTCGAAGAATTAAACGGGTGCGCTGCAGCCATGGCCCGCCGTAGACGATCACCTCTGACGGCCGGCCATACAAGTGATGCAGCACGAAGGGGCCGGGGCCGAAGACGCCAGACTCTTCACCGGGTAGATCTGGGTCAGTACCCAAGTAAATCCCGGCATGGTTCGGGTGAGCCGTGCGGCCAACCTCCATCACGACCATGTCGCCGCGCTGAGGGCTGTCGACCTGTTCAAAGCCGGCGGCGGCGTAGTTCGCCTCATAAAGACTGGTGCTGTCTGCGCTCTCCCACCAGCCATCGGCGCGCTGGAAGGCTTCGAACCCCAAGCCCCATTCCCGCTGATACCAGTCGGCACAGACCTGCCAGCAGTCCCACGCGCCATGCACAAACGGTCTCTTGAGCAACGGCGTGCTGCCGGTGGGCGTGATGGTGCGAAGGTCGCCTTCTGGCCATGACAGGATGTGCCAGGGCAAGGACGTTGCCTCGCACATCGCCAGGTCTCTCGATGAGGGGCGACTGGTGGCGTCCGGGTGCGAGTGGACAATGCCAATCACCTCGCCCTGGTCTTCCGCCGCAGCGTAGTCCTCTGGTTCCAGCCTGAACTCTTCGTTCGGCTCGGTGGCGATGTTCCGGCACGGAAAGTACTTCTGCGCCCGGCCCACGGCCAGCACCAGGCCGCAGCACTCTTTCGGATACTCGGCCGCCGCATGCGCCTGGATGGCCGCAATAATGTGTTTGCGCATTCTTCAGCTCCGAGCAATGAGTGAAACAGCGGGGAACCCCCCGAATGGCAAAGGGTTGCCCTCACCGAAGCGCGGGATGCAGCCCTTACCAAGGGTGCCGTCACACTCGTCCAGTTCAGGGTTGTCGGTAACAACCCCGTCCTTCGTGACGTAAGGGCCGGTGTAGCCGCAGTTTGGGCCTCGATAGCCACCGGTGAGACACCAGTGGCATAGCGTGGTCATCTGCCGCCCGATCGTCTCGCCTCCGACGTCGCCCGGGCTGGCCAAGTCCCAGCTGACCGTTTCGCCGTCCTCGTTGGTCTTCTGGTCGACGTACCAGACCTCAATCGATTCCTGAGTAGGGTCCGCCGTCAGGTTGCCGCCTTCGAAGTTCACCGCGTCCAGAAATTCGGCCAGGGTGTTGCGAATGGTCAGCTTGAACTCGAGCAAATCCTCGAAGGCCAGGCATAGCGCGGTGATGCGGCCATTCACGTTGCCGACTGACAGCTTCGGCCGTACCGCGGTGCCGTCTCCATTCGCCTCGCTGCCCTCGTACTGCATGGGCCAGGCGCCGTACTCTTCGCCCTTCCACCAAATCGACTTGGCCGGCAACTGGTCAGCGTTGTCGCCGGCGGCGATCAGTTCTGCAGGCGTATGCGGGATAGCGTGGCCATGGAAGCGCAGAACATCGGCGCCGTAGTCGCTGCCGTCCAGTTCGAACAGCATGACTTCATTCCCAGGCTCAAGAGTCTGGATAGCATTGATCAGCGACATGGATTGACCTTTACGGGTGAAAGGCGCGCTCGAAAGTCGCCGTCACTTTGAATACGCCCCCGCCCATAGGGGTGGGGGTTGGGTTCTTGCAGGTGAATAGGCCCAATTCCCCCAGTGGCGTAGTCCAGAGGAAGGCCTTGGCGCCCTTGTGACGGTCGAAGAAGGCCATCATGGCCGTTGCCGCCGAGGTGTTGCCGGTGTGGGTGATTGGGTATGCATCTTCTTTATTGTTGGGCCCGTCGCCGACAACTTGCTTATAGCCCCCGCCGAAGCGTGATTCCCTGGTCCTATATTCAAGAGTCGGCGCGTCCCCGTGCTGGGTGGCCCAGGTGAACGTTTCAATCGCCATGGTTACCTCCCGTTGATCAGGCGCCAGATTGAGCCACCGGGCTGCAGGCCCTTGGCAATGGCGGTTTCAGCCTCTGTTTTGGCGGCCTGCTGAATGCCCTTGCCCAGTTGCGTGGTGTCTTCCTGTGTCGCGGTGCTGCCGTCGCCGGCCGTTTGCACGGAGACCGAGACGGGGAAGTTGTAGGTGTTGCCACCGCCCGCCCCGCCACCACCGCCGCCCAGCGCCCGAACCCCAAGCTCGCCGCCCGCCGTCCTGGTCAGCGGCATGATTGCCTCCGGCCCGGCTTCAGCGAAGATGCCCGCGCCTTTGGCGAACGCAAACATCTGCGGCTTGTCGTGCACCTGGTTGCTGAAGCTCGACAGGCTTGGCGAGTCGTACACGCCACCCTTGGCGTTGGCAGTAATAGCGCTGCCGATGCTGGAGCCGAAACTGCCGGCACCTGCCGCTGCGCCACCGCCACCGAAATAAGCACCCAGCGCACTACCCGCCAGACTCGAAAGCAGTCCAGAGGCAGCCTGCCGAGTAGCGATCCGCGCCATATCGGCGATGATCGACTTGGCAAAGTCGGAGAACGAGAACTTGCTGTTGGTGGCGAAGCTGGCCACCGCATCCTCCATAGAGCTGAAGGCGTTGGTGAACAAGCTTCGGGTTTGCCCGGCGACGTCCCGGGCAGAGTCCAGGTAGTTGCTGAACGCCGATGTCGCCCCGTTGCGCCAGTCGCTTTGCGCCACCGACATCTGCTCATAGTTGCTGAGCGTGGTCTGCGTCAGGTCGCGCTCGCTGCGGTTGATCGCCTCAAGCTTGGCCTGGTATTCCTCGGCGCTCATGTTGCGCGAGGCGTCAGCCTTGTCGCGGGCCAGGTCCAGGCGCTGCTGGTTGGCCCTATCCGAGATGCCGTTTAGGTCGCCACTAATAGCGTTCTGGCGGTCACTCTGGCCCACTCCTTGAGCGGCCCGGCTGCCGGCGCGCTGCAATGCCGCGTTCTGCTGATCCAACGCATCGGTATACGACTTGATGGCCAGCTCCTGCTTCTTGAGCCTTCCCTGCTCATTGGTCGCGATCACCGCCAGCTCGCTATCCGACTCCTGCTGAGCCTTGACCATATTGGCCCTGGCGTCGGCGATCTTCTGGTCCAGCTGGATGCGCTGGGCGGCCGACGTGCCAGCCTTGCCCTTAGCAGCCTCAAGCGCCGAGATCTCAGCCTCATAGGAGGATTTGACCTCGGTCGCTTGCTGCTGGAGCAATGCCACGCGCTGAGCCGTGTAACTCTCTTGGGAGATGATCCCTGCCTTCTGCGCGGCCTCCAGTTCCTTGTCAGCGCTCTTGTAGTAGCTGAGCACAGCGTTGAGTTGGTTCTTCGAGTCGTTGAACGAGGTGAGGTCGACCGCTGTGGTCGCGCCTTTCGGGTCCTTGTACTTGTCGCGGATGTTTTTCAGGTCGCGATCAATGTTCTTTTGATCGAGAAGCGGACTGTTTGGATTCGCCTCGCGCAGGCTGGCGATTTTGCGTAGGTAGGATTCCTCTTCTTTGTCGCGCTTCTGCTTGTTGCTGTAGGACGCAACACGAATACGCTCAAGCTCCTGCTCGGCCTCGATGCCCTTGTCCTGGATCTTTTGGCGATCACCCAGATATTTATTGCGGGTTTTCTCTGCTTCGATTTGGAGTTCGAGAAACGCCAGATCCCTGGTGTCTTTGGCAGTGTCGCGCGTCTCGATTCCCATCGCGGCGGCGCGACCACCGCGCCCCTGCCCTGTCTGCAGCCTTTGGCGAATGACCTCGGCTTGTTGCTCTAGGGTTTGAGTACGGCCAATTTCCTTTGTCGCATCCAGGGCGCCCTTGGCGGCATCCCGTATTGCATTCCAGCCGCGCTCTATGATGCCGAGGTTCTGAGTGATTTCACCCGAGCGGGTCTCAATCGTGCTTGCATAAGTGTCCGTCAGCAATTTTGCCGCGCCGACGCTATCACCCTGCTGCTTAAGAGCGACAATCTGCTCGTACACGGAGGCGGTGAGGAAATGGTACTGATCGTTGAGTTCTTTGGCTGCGGCGACTGGGTCCTTCGCTATTTTCGCGAACTCGGCGATTGTCTCGTCAATGGCGCGACCAGTAGCCTTTTCCATTTGAAGAGAGGCTTCGGTGATCTGTCCGAAACTTTCGCTCGCGATCCTGCCGTTGCCGGCAAGCTTTGCCAGAACTTCGGCAGCAGCACCTGTAGTTCCAACGGTCGCGCTAACCTGGCGAGCCATGTCACTCAACTGAGCTGCGCTCGTGCCGGCCACGTTGCCACTGAGGATCAGGGCGTTGTTGTAAGCATCAGCCTCTTCACTCCCCTTGTAGTAGGCGAGCCCCAGTGCGCCAACGGCTGCCGCTGCAAGCGTGAACGGGTTTATCAGGCCCAGGACGTAACCGCCCAAGGCCTTCGCCGCCGGCGCAATCCCGCCGAACATATCTTTGAGTTGGCCGCCCTGCTGTAGCAGAACAGTCAGGGGGGCCTGTCCGCCCTGCAGCGATACAAAAATATCCGTGAACTGCGCCGGCACGCCACGCAGAGCGGCAGCCGTTTGTTTGGCAGTGTTTCCGGTGCGGGTCAATGAATCATCAAACCGGGTCAGCGACTCTCTCGTCTGCTGTATCTTCCCCTGGTAAACGCTGAACACCTCAGGCTCAAGCCCAAGCTTCTTCTGTTGAGCGAGCTTGCGCTCTTGCTCGTCGAGGCGATTCAACGCCTTGGTCGTGGGGTCAATCTGCTCGAGAAGCTGTTGAAGCTCGTTTTGTTGGGTGACCGTTACGGCGTTAGCTTTTGCACTTGATACTGCGAGGCGATCTGTAGTGACCACGGTAGCGCGCTGAGCCGCCGCTGCCTGGGCCTGGGCCTGCGCAGACCCATTCGTTGAAGTAATCAGGCCTTGCTGGGCTTCAGATAAGCCGGTGGCGACGCTTGACAGATTCTGCTGAGATTCCCGCGCTGCGACGGCTGCCTTAGCCAGTTCCAGGATACGAGCCTTTGCCTGATCGGACGTCTCGCCCAGAGCGTTCGTTGACTTTTCAGCGCGATCTCCGGCCGCAGTCAGCTTATCGAGGTCGGTTGAAGCCTGTACCGCGTCGGTCGAATCGACCTTGATACCGAGCTCGGAAATGGAGGTCATCTTTTTCCCCAGGCATAAAAAAACCCGCCGAAGCGGGTCATTTGTCTTTTTCTAATCAGGATGCGGGGATTTCGCTCCCGCAGTGCTTGCACTTCACAGCCGCAGCCAGCACCTCTTCGGCGCAATAAGGGCAGGCTTTAGTTTCGCGCAAATCCTTCGGCGGAAAAACAGGAGCGTACGCTGGCTCGGCTTTCGCCAAAACCTGCGGCTCTTGCTTCTTAAAGGCCCACACAATGGCCGCCACCCAGCCTAAGAGCGTCCACCCAAGAAATAGGTTAAGCAGCGCAATTGAAGTTAGGTTGGGGTGTTTACGCAGCCACGCCTCGAAAGTTGGAAGCATGTACAACGCAGGGATGAAAACTACACCGCTGTAAACGACCAAGTGGCCGAAGGAGTTGAGTGCTCCACGCTCCATACCCATTGAGTAGCTGTAGAAGGCGAGAAACGCCAAAACGATGAGCCTTAAAAAGAACATTTGAATTCCCTTCCTGTAGATAGCGGCAATCTACCACCATCCACGGGGCGCACCAAAGCCGCCTGTACGAATCCCCAGTAACACCCGACCATCGGCCAATAGTAGCCTCCTGCCACACGCAAGGATTCCCCAGTCCTACGCCTGCAAGCCCAAGGACTGGGATAGCGCCAATATCGGCGCGTTTATGACCTGGAGGTCAATGTGAACGAAGGACAAACCATCTTCCCCTACATCATCGTCACCTCGAAAGAAGACTACATCCCCGTAGCGACCAAATTCGCATACAAAGATGTTGAGGTGGGGTGCGGTGTCATTACTTTTCTATCAGAGTCGAGCTTTCAAACTATTTCGGACGAGCTTAAGGCCGTAGGCCCAGGGTATGCCTTAATACTAGCCGACAACCTTAACTACTTTGGTGACGGTAGCTTCTCCAGGACGTTCCACCACATCAACTGATCTTGAGGCATCCGCCGGTAAAAAGAAGCCTGCCGCCAACAACTTCGATTTTACCGCCTTCGGAGAGATTGTACGGGCCGCTGAGCAAATACTCGGCGCGCCCATCTTGTACATCAACCTCTACCGGCTCGCGGTTTGGCTTGCTCCCCAGCATTGATCGCCAAGAGATTACCGGGCTGAACTGATCATTCTTCTGCATACACTCTCCTGCGGCCATGCCGCGTCATGTTGGTTGTTTACGTCCGGCTCTCGCCCATCACCAGCAGCGCTTCAGCTTCCATCGTCCGAAGGTCGGGGAAAGCCTGCGTCAGCTCCGCGCGCTTCAGGCCGATCATGCTGGCCACCGGCTTGATGGCGTTGTAATCCAGGCCAACGGCGCCGCCCATACCCACACGCCACTGCGTGGACATCGCCTCGAACAGTAGGAAGGCCGGCCAGTTGTCTGGCCAGATCTCGTACTCTTCATCGGGGATGTCGGCCTTGGTCATGCCGAAGGCCGCCAGGTCCGCTTCTGACGGGCCCTGTTCGTACAGGATGCGGGCGACGCCTGTCAGTTTCCCAGGCGGGCCGGCTGATACGCGGCTTGGTATGCGGCTAGCACTGCCTGGGGTGCACCCACGCAGGTGGTTACCAGCGCAGTCATGGCCTCGTCCGACAGCTTCTCATCGAAGCCCCAGCCGCTGACAATGTCCTTGAGCTGTTCGACCTGCAGCGCGATCTCCGAGGCAGTGGCGTCTTGCCAGGACATGCCCTCGTCTTGCACCTTGGTGGCGAGCGCATCGCGCGCAGTGTTCCAGCGGTCGAACAGCGCCGAGAGCGCAATGCGATCCAGGTACTTGAACTCGAAGTCCACGGCCACAGCATCACCACCCACGCGGGGGATCTGCACCTTGGCCTTGAACGTTGGGTTTGGGGCGATCTTGATCTTGGCCATGGGTTACACCACCACTGCCGAGTAACGGGTCGGACGGCCAGCCAGCGACAGAGTGATGACGCGGGTCATCAGGTTGTTGCGAGACAGGGCCGGGGTCGACGTGATGGTCACATACGCGTTGTAGAGGATGCTGTCGCCGTTCGGCAGGTTCAGGCGCAGTACACGTGTGACCTTGTCTTCGTCGGCGGTTTCAACCACTGGCACGTATGGCAGTGCCGGATCGTCTGCGACAGTGAACGACATGCTGATCGGATTCTTGGTGGTCGGGATCTGGCGGTCGTCGTCGTCAGCCAGGAAGCCGAAGGTCAGGAACTGCTGGTCGCCTCCAGTGGTGGCCACGTCGGTGATCTGCGAGATTTCAACGAAACCGGTTACCTCGCGCACCGAACCCACGCCAGAGCCAGCCGGGTATGGTTGAAGGTTGGTGGTGTTGACGTTTTCCAGGGCGAAGGTGCCGGTAAGGCTGGCAGCCACGCGCGCGGCACGGTCATTCAGGCGAGTCCAGCCGGAGGTCACTGCGATGATGTCGCCATCACTCAGGCCGTGGGCCGCAGAAGTGGCCACCGCCGGGTTGGCGTTGCTCAGCGCGGTTACCGGGATCGCCGGGCCGTAGGTCGAAGCGATTTGCAGGGTCGCGCCGTTGGGGAGTCGAAAGCCCATGTGTTTTTTCCTCTTTGCAGAAATGACAAAACCCGCTCATTGGCGGGTTCTGGGTTTGCCCAACGGGCGAATTAGTTGGTGTCGGCTCGATATTGGAACGAGGCCGGCACGGTGTAGGTGCTGCCGTCAGCGATGCCTGGGCCTGGCCCGACCGGAGTCAGCACAATGGCGACCAGACCTGCGCGGGGGATACGCAGATTCACCGGGAACAGCGCAGCCAGTTCGTCGACGATGCCGCTGGCCTCGGTCCGGTACTTGCCGGAAGGCGCAACGATATTGACCTGGAAGACGCCGACGTACAGGTGGTGGTCGCCGCTCAGCGTGTTACTCGCGGTCACCGCCGGCAGAGTAAAGGCCCGCAGGTACGTCTCGCCGGAAGCCGGTGTGTAGGTCTCGTTCTCCACCACCACCTTCAGTGGCTTGGATCGAGCCTTTGCCCAGGCCAGCAGGCGCGACTCAAAAGCCGCTGAAATGATGTTGTGGCTCATACCTGGTTATTCCTGATGGCTTCTTCGACGATCTGCTGGAAGCGGGCCAGCGTTATTTGCACCATGCCGGCGGGTGCCTGGTCGGAATGCCCATACTCAAGCGGAATGCCGTACACCAGGTTGTTCACGATGTACGCTACCTGCCCGGCCTCCAACTTGCTGACCTCGGCCACCAGGGTGGCAATGGTCTCGTGGCCGGCCTTATCGAAGGTGTCCATGCTCTGATTTGAAGGGGCGCCCACGGTGAACTGCCAGTTGCCTTTGAATCGCCCGGTATCCACTGGTGACAAACGGATGACGGAAGTACCGATCTCGATCACCACCTCGCGGAAAACGTCGTCGATGGCTTCCTTTGTCTGCTCGGCGAATGCCGCCAGGCTCTCGGCAAAACCCCCTTGCTGTCCGCCGTAGCGGCTGGTCATGTGATTTGCCATTACTTGCGCACCTGCAGCTCAAAGCCAACCGCCAGGCCGGCGTAGTTCCATGGGCCGACGGCGATGACGGTGTAGGTGGTGCCGTCGAATTGGATTCGGTCGTTGCTCAATGGGACCGGCATATCCGCCCCGCTGAGCTGCACCGGAGACACCAGCAACTTGACGTCGCCGCGAACGATCAGCGTGTCATCGATGTACTTGTTGTCGTATTCCTCACGAAAGCCGGAACCGTTCAATACCAGTTCGCTGGGCGCCTGAGGTGCATCCGGGTCGTACTCGCCCAATGTCTCGCGGCGCAGGACCAGTTCCAGGCCCTTCCCGCCCTTGCTGCGCGGCGCAAGCATCCGCGTGACCAGGGCCTTTGCGCGATCATAGATATCTGGCATCACTTGCGCCTTATTTTGTAGATGGCCGAGCATCTGCAGTTGGCCCGCTCACTCCACCCGGCCCCCAGGCTGGTATCGCCCGGATATCGAAGCAGCGCACCGGTGGGGCTCTGGAATGGCTGATCCTTCTGCACCTCTTGGCCGCCCATCACGGAGTGCGTGTGGCGGACCTTCTTATCGCCTCGGTCGCGCCAGGTCTTCGTGACCGAATCGCGATCCAGGCCCTGCGCAATGAGCTGCTCGTAAACCTGGTCACGACCGGCACCGAACGACTCCAGCGCCTCAGCCTTGGACAGCATCTCGGCATATGTCTTCATCAGGCGATCAGCGTAGCGACCAGCGATCTTGTCCACGTCAGCCTGAGCAACGGGTGTACCTGCCTTGATGGCGCGGTTCACGATCCCGTCGAAACGGCGGTCCCGGCGCTTGCGCTGCAAGTACTTGCGCATCTCGTCGGGATTGCCGCCCAGTAGCTGCGCACGGGCGTTCAGGACGTACTGGGCATAATTACCGGGCAGACCGATAACACCACCGGAGCGAGATCCGGTCTGAGCGCTCACACGACCCAGCAGGTCAAGCGCTGCCTGGCGAGGCGTGCGAATCATAGGCGTAGCGCTGACTTCCACCTGCACTACAGCAGGCTGCGCACTGGGCCAGCCGACAATGCGGCGGCGACTACCCATCACTTCGCGAATAGCGGCGCGGGCGTCGATGGACGCATTGGCGCGAATCTCTTCTGCCTTGGCCGACACCCACTTCTCAGCATCGGGCTGCCTGGCATCGAACTCGAAGCGTCCAAGGTCGCGCGGGATCGCGATCGCCTTGACCTCGAACTTGGCGCCGGCGATGAACACCGACCGCGCCAGCTCAAGGAACGCGGACAGCGCGCCCAGGCTGAGCAGCGCGACCAGGCCTTCTTCATCCTCATCAGCGATCAGGCGCTCGACCTCTGCAACTGTTGCCGCGCTGACCACCGTCTTGACCTGCTCCAGATAGGCCCGCTGCATCGCAGGCTCCATTCCTTCGATGGCCTGGATGATCTGCGCCGGGGTCATACCGTAAACACCGCAGGCAGCGTGTAGCGAGCCACCAGAACAGGGGCAATCATCTCGTCGATGATGCTGATCACCGGGCGCACAGAGCTGGCGGCGTCTGCACCCACCGATACGGCGAATTCAGTTTCCAGCGGCCCGACCTTCTCTCGCTTGACCATTGAGGCGGACACGAAGTCAGGGCTGAGGCTGCCAGGCTCCACAAGCTCTCGCAGCGCGGCTTCGTACGTGGCCTGCTCAACCTCCACGGGCACCTGGTCAGTGGGAATAGGGTTGCCCTCATAGTCATAGGCGCCTGTGCGCGGCCATTCCCTGGCTTGCCCTCTGCCCTCGGTCTTCACGCCGGGGAACAATGACTGCCACACACCAGAAGCCAACAGCTTCCGGTAGCGACCGTCGATGTAGACCGATGCCCGGATCAGTGCGGCTTGCTTCGCCACTTCATCGCCGGCCCAGGCGGTATTCGCGCGCGCAGCGTGATAGGCGTCGGCAGCTGCGACGGTTCCGTAAAAGTCTGGCATCGGGATATCTCGAATAGGTGGAGCGACATGCGCTCCGGGTTTTGCGGGGTGTTACGCCTTGGCGGCGGCCAGTGCGGCCTGCAGTGCTTCCAGGTTCGCTTCCTTGTCGAACTCGACATTCAGCGCGGCCAGCTCATCCATGACCTTCTGCTTTTCAGCAGCGGCCTCGGCCTCTTCCAGCTTTTTGCGCAGGGTTTCGACTTTGCTGTTGCCAGCTGCGTCGATGCCCAGCGCCTTCAGTTTAGCGAGCAGATCGGCCTTTTCATCTGCTGCTGGCGCTTCGACCACCTCGAAACTGAGCGCTTCGACCTTCTTGGCCTGCTCAAGATCTTCCTCGGTCAAGGTCAGTTCACGGCTTGCGCCAATGCCGATCAGCTTGATCGCGCCCAATGCCCAAATGCCCCGCGGGCAAAGACCGCTGTTGGTGACTTTCACTTTCATGACAACCCCCTTAGGCAGGCTCGGACACGCCGTCCATGTACGCCATGGCGCCTGGCAGGCGAACTTCAACACCGCCGGTGCGCGCGATGATGCCGGTCTCGAAGCCCATGATGGTCTTCTGGTGAACCGGCAGCACCATGCGAGGCATTGGAAGGTGGAAGCGGATCACGTCCAGCGCCTTGCGGTAGGCCACGATACGCCCGCCACCACCAGCACCAGCGGTCGACAGGGAGTCGGCAGTGGTAATGGTCAGCGGTCGACCGGTGCGCGCCGTGTAAACGTTGGAGGTGCGGAAGCGCTCCAGAATTGTCGGGCTGTTCGCTTCGGTGCCCACAAACACGGTGGCAATGTAATCCATCACCTCCAGAGGCAGGGACAAGTTGTCAGCCAGTTCTACGTTGTTCGAAGCCTGCGGCACCAGCTTGAGCAGACCGTTGAGATCAATCAGGATCTGCTGCGGAGTCTTGTCCGCGAACAGAGTAGAACTGCCGGTGCCGGTGGCCGCCGCGGTGATGGTCTGCACGTTGGACTGGTTGACAAAACCACGCCAGTTTTTCTCGGTGCTACCGGTGGTGGCGATGTCGTAGAGCAGGCGCTCGGTGGAGCGACTTGCCGACATGGCCTTGAGGTCGTTCAGGTTGCGACCATACAGCGCGGCCTGATTGACCTCTTCCAGGTTCCACTCCCAGCCGGAGCCGATCATGGCGTAGTCGTGCGAGCCTTCACCGAAGGAAACCTGGTTGAACGGCATATCGTTCGCGGCGCCGGACAGGAACTTGGCTTCGCCCGCGAGCTGCATGCTGTAGAACTGGGTGCCGATCGCCCACTGATTGCCTTCTGTTACGACAGGCATCAGGTCGCGGTAGCTGTATTCCGGGTAGCGAGCTTCATAGATCGCGGTTTCGATGTTGCGGCCCTGGGCTACAACGAATGGCAACGCTGCTTGAGCGTCTGCGAATGCTTGTCGCATGTTATGCGCTCCGGTTCTTGATGGAGATTTCGACGATATCGTCAGCGGCACCAGTGGTATCGAAGAAGACATTTGCGAATGGGCCAACGATGCCGGTGCCGGCCGCGTTGGTGTATTTGTTGGTGGCGGTGATGTAGTAAACGGGATCACCGTCGACAACCGGGGCGCCGACCTGCACGTACATCTGGCCGCACTCACGAATGGCTGCGGTGAAGTACTGCGGGTAGCCGTCGACCAGAGTCGAGCCCGCCGCCACAGCTGGAACTGCCGGGTTGAGCTTGGCGATACCGACGAATTTGCCGCCGGCCGCGAATGGCACAACGCCGTGGTCGCCAGCGCCGCGCATCACCGGCTCGCCGAAGCGAACGCCGGCAGCGTTTTCGATGGTGCGGCTGATGTCGTTCTTGATCTCTTCGTTCGCCGAGGCGCCATGCAGGCCCTTGGCTGGACGATCAGGGTAAGTCGTTTGATAAGCGGCCATGATGGCTCCTTACTTGGCGGGCTGAGTGGAGTTGAAGTCGGCCAGCATCTGCGCGCGGGCGGCTTCAGCCGGGTTTTCGCCTGGCTTACTGTCCTGATGGATCATGTGCTGCCGAAACGGGTCATTGGCCGGGTTCTTGGAAGCGTCTTCGACCAGAATCTCGAAGCGTGCGTCGATGTAGGCGTCAGCCTTGCCGGCCACGGCCGCATCACCCAGCTTCGCGACCACGACAGCCTTGCGGATGTCAGCGTCGGTCTTGCCGGTGTAATCGGCGTCAGCGATCGACTTGGCCTTGCTGATCAGGTCGGCGCGGGCGGTGACGCGCTTATCGATATCGGCATCGCTGAGCAGCTTGGCTTTCAGGTCGTCGATCTCAGCGTCTTTCTTGGCGAGCTCGCCATCCTTCAGCGCGATCGCCGTAGCGTGCGCGTCGGTCAGGGTCTTGGTGGCGGTGGCAGCATCGGCAAGCTTGGTGTTCAGCTTCTCGATGGCCTGGGCGCCTTGCTCGGTGACATCAATGGAGATGCCATCGACAAGGAGTTTTCGCAGTGCATCAGCCATGTCATGGCCTCCTTTGGGGGTGTCTGGTTTGTGGTCACCGATGCGAAGATCGATGCCGCCCCGAGCGCGATGCTCAAGGCTGAGGTGGTTCATTTTCATGGGGCCGAGATAGCAGTCGTACTGCTCGCCATCGCCAGTTACGCCATCCTGGAACACGACTTCGGCGCCGTAGCCCATGGACAGCTCACGCTTGCCTGACTCGTAGTCAGCAATGGCCTTGGCATCCATCAGCACCAGGGGCACCTTGACGAACTGCCCATCGCGGACAACTTCGCCACCGGTCTGGCCGATCGCGACGTCCTTCCAGTTCTTGGAATTGACGCCATCGCCGCCCGGGTGCCCGTTGGTCATTGGGCGGTATGCGTACGAATGCATGGCGTCAGCGTGGAACACAGCGCTTTCAGGCCGGTACACGCGCACGATTGGCTTATCGCGCAGGCCGTGTTCGTTGTCCGGGTCAATCTCGGTGCCCAGGTAGTCCTGGATGCCGGTACGCGCCACCCTTGCCTCGGCCACCAGGTAACCGTCCTCGGTGCGCCGTACGCCCGTGACTGGTACTGAATCTGTGAAGATCATTTGCTACCTCGATTGCTCTTCTCGGAGCTGGCGTCTGACAGGTCGGCTCATAATCTGACGCTGCAATATATGGATGTGATGCCTGAAATCGGCCGAGTCGTCCGGATGCTCAACGGTCAATCCGCAGAATTGATTCCAGGCAACTACCAGCGCATCAAGCACCTTTCGCTCTTGATCGTTCATCACGCCTCCCTGATGCTGTCCTTCCAGTTCTCGACAACCTCTTCGAAGATCTCAGGACCCAGCTCGATCGCGCCACGGTATGGCTCAACCTTGTCGATATCGACAATGCCGGGTTCGTAGGTGAAGGTGATGTGTGGCTGATAGTCCGGCCAATCCCAAGACGCGCCAGCCTCAACGATGGTGACGTGACGCCATGCGAGCTCGGAGCTGTTGAACAGCAGAACCACCGCGCCTTCACCGAACTTGTCGATGAGCCTGGCACCGCCTGGTGCGATCTTCAGTTGCCCCTTCCCATCCCCTGACCAGGATTCGCCGACCTTCATCCAATCAACCGGCGAGCGGCTGTAGGCGACAGTGACGTGCAAATCTTCCGCTGGCAGCGTCGACTCGAACCCTTGAGCCTTGGCCCATGCGACGATGTCGGCAGCATTGGCGACCTTGCGGGACACGTACAGCGTGCGCGGCGCGGCGTCGGACAGGGCTTTCTTGTCCGCTACCTGATCGCCTTCACTTACCGGAAGATCGTCATCAGCTACTCCGCCCTCTTCGTCCGGCAGCTCAGCCCCGAACTGGTCGATGGCGGCTTCCAGACCAGGCATTACACTCAGCTCCACCAGCAGGTTCACCGAGGCCGCCGACAGCGCGTCTTCTGGGAACAGGCCGGAGTCTTTCAGCGCCTTGATGGTGTCGGCAGTGGTCTTGCCGATGTCGGCTCGCTCCTTGGCCGTGGCCTGCCACAGCGGCGCCCAGGCGTAGTGGATCTCCTTTGGACGGCTGCCCACTGCCGAACGGATCAAGCACTCATCCAGCACTCCCATGGACGGCTTGATCTCCAGCTTCTGGCGTGATGCGACGTTGTCGTAGTAGTTGCGGGTGTTCTCTTCGCCGTTGGCACCCAGGCCGGTGGAGGACTGGCCGAACATGCGGGTGCCAGGAATATCAAACGCGCCTGACACGCCCTGCTCTGTCTTGGCGATCACTTCCGGCAGATTGCCGAAGCTGGCCGACTTGGAGCTGTGGGTTTCATTGCCGTCGAGGATCAACGTGCCATTGATGCCTTTGGCTGTAGCAGCAAGGCGCAAGCGCTCCAGCAGCAAGCGCTCGTAGTTCTTGTCCTGCATGCTCGCCATCAGGTTTGGGATGTTGATTACGTCGATCTTGGCCTCGTAGACCAGGCTTACCACGTTGGCCACCGTCTCGTCGTAGTGACGCACTGCGGGCATGGCGGCCAGCAGCACCGAGTCGCCCCAGCCGAAGCCGGTGCCCACCGCCAGTTCTGGGTCAGGGTGCGGAGTCCCGATGAAGATCACCAGGCGCGACGGGTGTATCTCGACCATGCTGCCCGGCAGCCGGTACGCCTTGGGCTTACCGAAGCGCGGGCTCTGCGGGTCTTGCTCAATCTCGGTAGCACTGAGTTGCCGGCGGGTCATGACAGTGAGGTACTTCACGCCTCCCTGCTTGACGCGCTCAGGGTTAAGCTCGGATGCGGTGTCCCGCTCACCGGTGCCGATGAACACAGCAGCACCACCGAACAGGCGGGCCTTTAATAGGGCCTCAAGGATCTTGCCCTTGACGTTCAGGCGTTCTTCCTCGGCCTCGATCAGTTCGATCTGATCCTTGTCAGCCTGCCAGCTACGCCAGTTACGGCATGCGTCCACCGCTGGGATGGTCACGCCCTTCTGCGCCGTCCACGAACCACGGAAGGCGTTCAGCAACTGCTGGTCGTCCATCTCTGGGATGGCGTAGTGCGAGTGAGATGCCTTGTCGCGCGCAGTACCCAGTCCTGCGACCAGGTTCTGCAGGCTGTCTTTCAGGTAGCTGAATGCGCTCATGAGTTGCTCACGTTTGCGAGTGTGTAGCTGCCCGCAATCGGGAAGCGCTGGACAATGAAGTAACCGAGTGCGTCGACCGGGTCTTCAGTGCCGTCCTTGTTGGGTTCGCCGTTTTCGGTGTATGCCTGTTGCTCCAGCACCTGGGTGGTTACTGGGCAGTTGTCGGTGTTCACCAGGTAGCGGCGCTTATGATCGATATTCAGGAACATGGCGTTCACGGCTAGTACCCGGTCGCGAACCGCTGGGTTCGACGGGTTAACCATCACCATGAATCCTGCGGCGCGGAGCAGGCTGTGATCCGACTCGCTGCCGTTGACGCTCTTGCGATTCTTACCGCTGGCGTCCGGATAGACCGTGATGCTGTGCCCCGGGAAGCGACGCTTCAGCTCGACGATCATGGCCGGGGTGTCGAACAGGCTTGTGGCCTCTTCCAGCAGCATGGGCAGTCCGTCACGGATGACATGGATCGTTGCGGCCATCCTGTTGATGTTGAAGTCCATGCCGACGTGCAGCTGCTCGCCTGGGCGAATAGTCGCGTCGGTGTGGCTCTGCTTGCGGCAGAAGCTCGGGTACACGCTGCCCGACGTAAGGTTGACGAATAGGCCGTCGATGTACGCGTCCACCAGGTTCGCCGGGTAGGACTCGCGCAGCGACTTGATGTAGTCCTTCGGCAGGTTCTTTGCGTTCTGCCGCGTCGAGGCGTGCACGATGCCGTACAGCGGGCGCTGGCTCGGGTTTGATGCCAGCTCCTTGACGAACTTGCGATAGACCCAGTTGAATCCCTCCGGCGTCGTGGTGACGTCGATGGTGTTCATGTCGCGGCCAGGCCAAACCGTGGACATCCGCGCAATGATCTTCTTCCATGCGCTGTCGGCCTTCTTGATCGGCATGCAGTCGATCTCGTCGACCAGGGCGTGCGCGATGTTGAAGCCGACGATGCGGTGTGGGTGCTCCATGCTCTTGCAAACGATCGTCGATAGGCACCGGCCTCGGTTATCACGCAGGTACACGCGCTTCTTGCTCGGCACGATGTCGGCGAACAGGCCAAACGCCTCCGCGACCACCGGCATGGTGTCGTAGAAGATGTCAGCGATCTGTGGATAGGTCGGAGCGAAGTAGCCCTGTGGAATGCCAGGGTTCTCCAGCGCGTTGATGCAGAGCCGCACACAGCCCACGAACGTCTTGCCGCTACGGTAGCCGCCGACAAATGCTGAAAACTTCTTGGGGTGACTGATGAACTCGAACTGGGGCTTATTCAGCTTCAGGGTCGCTTGCATCTTCTACCCCGATGATTACTTGCTTAGGCTCGGGCAGGCCCTTATTCGGGTCTTCCAGTTCGCGGCGCAGCTTCTCGTTGGTGAGGCGGCGCGTCTCCAGGTCTTCCTTTGTCCGCTCCAGGCTCTCGACGCGTGCAGTGAGGCGGTCGATCAGGCTGGAGTAATCGCGAACCTTGCTCGTAGTCGTTATCGATGTGAGCGCGGTCTCTTTGCCGCTGACCAGGATCGGCTCTTCCTTCTCCGACTCCACTTCCAGCGTGTTGCCGAATTCGTTCTCCCTGGCCAGTGCACGCATCAAGCGCACTCTGGTCAGCCGCAACTCATCATCCACGCGCCCCAGCTCTATGCTGGCAAGCATGTCGTTCTCTTCGTCAGTCAGGAATCGGCTGTAGATCGAGCCGGGCTTTGCAGCGTTCTTGTTGCCCCTCTGTTCCTTGGGGCCTGAACTCTTGCCGCCGTGTAGCTTGCAGCGAGAGGAACCCGGTATCGCGTGACGCTTGCATGGTTCCCCGTTGCCGCGCTTGGATGCGCCGCATAGGGCCATAGTCAGCCTCATTCATGGGGTTGGTTTTCGCAGAACGATTCATTCAATGCATTCGAACGTCATTCAATGATCATTCGATGCCTATAACCTTGATCTCACCCCATACGGGTCGGAAGTCGACATGCTCGCCATCGGATGACTTGATGGGCTGGTCAGCAACAACAGCGATACCCGACATGGTGTCGCAGTAGGTCACACACTCAAGGCGCTCTCCGTCAAGGAAGACCTCGCGCCGCCCTCGACCATCATCGGCCCAATGCACATGTTCGCCTGACTGGTCGCTCATGGTGATACCTCATACTGGAACGCCCGATCAGCAGGCATGGCCGTCACGAACCGGCACCTGTGAGTATCGAACGCCTCATTGAACGCAATGGTGCGGCGGTACTCGGAGGTGACCTTACCGGTGAACCGCTCGCGGTGAACGACCACACCCTCACGCAGGAACTCGACTTCAGCCGATCCCAAGAGCTTGGTTACGATTACTTTCATGTGACCTGTCTCGCGCCACGATTTGGCGCATTCGAAAACGTGGCGCGGATTACTTGCTCTGGCTGCGGAGGATCTGGGCGTCAACCTGATCTGCGCAGGTGTCGAGCAGGTTGATGGCTTGGTTCTTCAGCTCCCACAACTGGCCGTTGTCGGCGAGATCTTCATCAGCTACTCGCTCACATGGGACCAGCTCAGGGGGCTCGACTCTTACCGCCGCTGTCTTTGTTACCACTGACGGCTTTCCCGCGCAGGCCGTCAGGCAGAGGCTGAGCAGCCCAATCACGAACAGGCTTGCTGTTGCGTTTGAGTTCTTCAAAGTTCTTCTCCGCCTTTCTGGCTTTGGCTTGGCTGGCCTGTAACCGCTTGTTCAGGTCTTTCTGGTAATCGGCGTTGCGCTGGGCTTCGGCGCGCAGGGTGGTGATCGTGGCCTGGCTTTCGAGGTTGGCGTCGACCGCCTTCTTCTTCTCGCTGGCTTCGAATGCCACCTCCCCGCGTAGGGCGACGACTCTGGATTGCTGGATGCCTATGAGCAGAAGGCCTACCAGGGCGATGATGATTGCTGCAGCGAAGGCCTTCATGCGGCATCCGCCTTGCGGCCCAGGAAACGGGTCACCAATTCACGTATGGCGGTGACGCCGAGGAACCCAATAGTCCCTCCAGCAGCAACCGACAGGCTTGGCGGCCAGGTCATCCACTCGATCACGCTGGACGCAACAAGGCTCAGCGATCCGCAAATCAGCGCCTCGAAAATGATCCGGCGCACGCTGGTTTCTTTTCCGTCGTAGATGACGCGAAGCAACGATACGGTGATGGACATGATCACGCCCTGCCAGAGCGGATTGCTCAACGCCAGCCAGATCTCGGCCCATGTGTCTGGCTTGTCAGGCATGTTTGGCATCCGGGTTGCCTCCCCCTTGGGGAGATTGATAAATCCGGCTCACACAGCACTCCCAGCTCGGAGCAATGGGTGTGGTGGAGCCGAAAAAGGTGCGACAAGTAAACCTGTCGAATGTGAGATATAACGCTTAGGCGGTTCTTGCGAACTCACCGTGCTTTTCGGCTGCAGCCTTGCAATATGCTTCGTGAGCCTCATTGGCCGAGCAGAAGGTGCCGAGGTTGTAGCGCTTACCGGACACAGTGATCCTCGCACGCCAAGGCTTCGTATGGCTAAGTGGGTCAAACCTCACCCCCTTGAATCCCGAGGTGTTATTCGAGTTGATCTTCCTGTTTCGCAGGTTTTCAGCCTGGGTACACACCCGTAGATTGTCGCGGCGATTGTCCAAGCCGTTGCCGTTCTTGTGATCAACTACTAGGCCATCTTCACAGCCCGTAATGACCCGGTGAAGACTTCGATATCCGACATAGACACCGTTCTCGAACAGCGCTTTTTGAACGTATTCAGTAGCCCCGGAACGCCGGATCGACCACCCGTACTCGGCAAGAAAATGTGCATCCTGTTCATCGACGGTTACATCCCGTCCCGCTACTTGAATAGTGGGCATGGATGCCTCCGTGATTTTCAGATGCTCATAAAAAAGCCCCGATCAATGTCGAGGCCCTGAATAGGTGCGCGGTTTTTCCCGCAGTCAGCCAAAGACCAGCCCGGCGTCGACGCCCCAATGCATCGATCTCGCCGATCTTGTCTCGCGCCACCCTGGAAGCACAGTGAGGTCAGGGTGCGCGGGCTGCCGGTGTTGATTCCGTACTTCGCACTATCCGGCTATCGACGTCCAGGCCTTCCCGAGGACTGTCCTGGCTACAGGTGAAATCAGAAAGCTGGAGAGATATCGAAGTAGTAGTCCTTCCCTTCTTCGAAATGCTCGGCGCGGTCGGCGGCTACGTTTACGACGTATTCGCCGTATGGGGTGTACTTGCCGTAGATCGCGTCTTCCTCCGCTGGATTGGCAGACCACACAGCGCCGAAGTGCAAGCGGGTCAGTGATTCCGTCGAGCCCTGAACAGGCCCTTTGGAGCGGAGAGTCATTTTGCAGCGGGTAATCTTGGTCATCGGTAGATCCTCTGTATGGATGGGCAGGAGGGTCTTTCCGGTCTTTCGCCTGCATTTGGGCAATAAAAAACCCGGCGCGGTGGCCGGGTTTCGAAGTGGTCGTGCGCTGGAGGTAAGTTGCGCAGTGTGGAAAAAGTACATCAAATTCCCCACCATGGCAACACCTTTATGCCGCATCCTCTGAATTTTCCGCGTGTATCACCTGCCAAACAGGCTCTTGCGCCTGGATATCCACTTTTTCGATAGACTTTCGCAGGAAATTCCAGATGTCTAACCAGTCACGGTCCCAGTGCTTGGGCTCGATGGTGATCCCATACAGCCTCTTCATGGCGTCAGACACTCGAGCCGGTCCCCAAGCATCACCGCCGCTCACCTCCACCTTGTAGGACTGCAGGGCGCAGGTGATCATGCAATGAACCTTTGCAGCCTTGGCGTCGGTTAGCGCGCTAAAGTCCGTATCCGACCAAATCAGCTTTTCGGCGTTGAGCATGTGCACGACGGTCATACACGGGTGGTAGAGGTAGTGCCCCAATTGCTGCACCTGGAACGGCAGCGACTCGATTGCCTTCTGCACCTTCCCCATGGTGAGAAGGTGAGCTGCTCGATGTGTGGAGCGTCCAATCGGGGCGCGCCGCGTTTCGGCAATGCTGATCTTCTGGCGCACAGCCATGATGCGCTCTTCCTTGTCCTCGCCTTGGGCAGCGAAGATGATCTCGCGAAGTGCTGCCTTTTCCTTCCTGACTACAGTTGCGGACTTGGCCCGATCAGCCGCCGCGGCACTGATTGAGGCGTTGGATTCGTGTTGCGCATCAGTCCACGCTTGACGTGCGTTGATCAGTTTCATGCTGCCTGCCCCTTATTCAGTTCTTTTGTCATTGCCCGATACTTGGCCTTGATGGCCTTGATCTCTTCCACGGTGTACTTGCACGGCGCGTGCAGGCCCTCCAGCCAGGCCACCTTCTCGGCGCCGATGCGCTGCACCAGGCGGATGCGGTACTCCACGGCGTTGCCGGAAAGGTTGCGGTTGCACTTCACGCACTGGCGGTGGATGTTCAGCGGCTCGAAGCGCAGTTCTGGGCAGGCCCCGACGGATCGGTAATGCCCAGCGTCCCAGCGGCTGCCGGTAATGAGGTCGCTGTCGTTCGGTATGGAGTCGCAGCTGATGCACGGCAGGTGCGCGTCGCGCAGGCGCACGTACTCGTTCACCGCGGCCTGGGCTTCGCGCAGGTGGTCCGCCCTGCTCTTCAGCTTCTCCTTGCGGACCTTGATGTCCTTGCGCTCGATATCGGCCAGCGCCTTGCGCGCCTTCGGCTCATGCCTGGGCGCGTCGATCATTGCGCAGGCCGGGCTGCACACCGCCTGCCCGATGCGCGCCGGGACGAATGAGGCCCTGCACGTAGAAACTCGGCACTTCTTCGGCTTGGGCTGCTTCCGTTCGATGGTCATTGGTACACGCTCCCAGCCTGGCCTGGCTCATTGCTGCCCGTGCATGCCAGATCATGGTCGCTTGCCTTGGGGCAGCGTTTGCAGCCACACACAGGGCACAGAATCATTCTGGTGGATGAAAGCGGCAACCACATGGAGCCGACTTGCTGACCCAGCTTGTGCTCAGCGATACAGCGGTGGCATTCGCAGTTGAGTGGAGTGGTCAAAGGCATGGCTCGACCTCCTTGGCTTTCTGCTGCTCGGAGGTGAAGTCACCGCGCAGTGGCATCAGCTGTGACGGTTTGTAAAACCCGTAGCCCTCACCCTCACCACGTCCAGCGACCCACCCGTCATAAGGCGCCGTCCAAATATTTCCATCGGACTCCTCTGCCTTTTGGTCCTCACGTAAGAAGACGATCAGCTCAACCTGGGACATTGCAGGAAACCGGAATTTGGTTGCGAGGGTGAGCGCCAAGTCGCCTGGCCTGAAGTTATGGCTCATGCGGCCTCCTTGAATGCTTCGAACTCGGCCATCTCTGTAAGTCGCTCTTCGGTAAGCGTCGGCCAGTCGTGCAGCACCAGGTACGCGCAGCACTGGCGCCAGAAGTCCTGGAAGGTCTCCTCCCCCATTGAGTCGTAGGAAAGGCTGCGGGGTGTCTTGCGGGTGAGTTGGCCCAGGCCGGGAATGTCGAACGCTTCCTCGTCGCAGTACACGCCCGACTCCAGCTGCAGAGCCTTGATCGCGTCGTGGGACTGCTTGCCGGAGAACCGATCGATGTTCTGGCTCAGTACGCGGCCCAGGCCGTGGACCAAACCATTGAAGCGCGGGTTGCGCGGCTGCTTGAGGTCGGCGCGGATCTTCGCGTTCATCTTGAATTCACGCTCGCGCAGGATCGACCGGTCAGCGTCGGAGGACGGCACGAACGCGGCCACCTCCTTGCCGGTGGCTGGGTCTACCAGGCGGCGCAGCACCAAGTACACAGGCATTGGTCGGGGCTTGGCTGGCTTGGTCATGCTGCAACCTCCGCCAAAGGCTCAATGTTGCGCAGGGCCAAAAGATGGTCACGCGAGATAAAGGCGTCGACGACGAAGCCGCCAAGGTCGATCGCCAGCGGAATGTCCTCACCCTTCCCGCGCGCCACGTAATATTTACGGTTCTCGCGCCCTTGTACCGGGTCAAGGACGAAGTAGTTCTCGTCGGTGACCTCGATCAGGATCTGGTGGTTGCCGCCTTCGATATTGAGCGAAGGTGACGTGCACAGGTACACACCCTCGTCAGCCAGCGGCGGGCAGTCCAGACTGAAGAAAGCCGTGTATTCAACGCCGAGGCGCTCCAGCATTTGCCGCAAGGTGAGATCGCCATTGCGATAAGGATGGTGCATGTCTTCGATGATTTGCGGTGCCGGGCGCCCAACGATCATGGCTAGACAGGTCGACACGCAGCTGTACGGGCACGGTTGCATCTGGTGAGTGATGATCGGGCTCATGACCGCCCTCCCTTGCCCATGGCGGCGTGCGCTATCGCTGTAGCCCGCGTCTTAGGGCAAGGCAGTCCACCGTGATCGGTGAAGACGCCACATATCACGCAGCCGGTGAAGCCGATTGCCGGTGATTCCTGAGCGAACTTGAATGGGTGGCGGGCGGCCAGTTCCTTGCGCAGTTTCTCCACCTCAGCCTTCAGCTCAGCATTCCCCCGCTCGTAGGCTTCGTAGCCGGTGCGGAGGCCGGCGATTTCTGCCTTGAGGTCGCGCATCTCGCGCGTCTCGGTCTGCTGGTGCATCCGGTACAGGCCGCGCAGCGCCTCGTTATCGGCGATTAGTTTGATCTCGCGCTCAGTCCATTTCGGAACCTCAGCCTTGAAGTTTTCTAACTCATCAAGCAGCTCACCTACCGCTCTGCCGGTCGTTCTGCGCATCCATGCAGCCTCGTCTTCCTCGGGGATAGACGTGCAGGATTCGATAGCTGCGGCCAGCCGCTTCAGTTCCGTGTAGTCGGTCATTTGCATTGCTCCAGCGCCCGGTCAAGGGGGACGCTTTGCGCGGCGATCTTCACGCACACCAGTGTCAGGTATCTGGATCCGGTGGCGATCCCGTTCGCGCTGAAAAGCACACACGCCGCTACCAAAAAAACTATCAGTGCGTCCTTCATCAGAAGCCCTCCTTGCCGCGCTGTGCATCGCGCTTGATGTTCATTTTCGCCAGCAGCAGCTCGCGGGCGGACTTGCCGTCGGCCGGGATACCTTGCTGAATGATTTTTGCCTGGACCTGCTGGTCGGCCAGCTCGTTGGCGAGTTCAAAGGCCGTCTTCTGGCTGTCGTGGCCGATCCCGGTGAGGATCTTCCCGTTCAGCGGCTGGCCTTCCTGGGCGCGGCGGATCACCACGGCGTAGTTGTGGTCGAAGCGCTGACGTAGGCCCTTGTCTTCCTGCTTGGCGGTGCGCAGGTCGAATATTCCAGTCTCGTTGGCCGCGACGCGCACACCTTCGTGGCTGTATACGCCCATCAATGCCTCCACCCATGCCCCGGCTACCGAAGGCATGCCGAAGTCTTCCGGCCCCGGCACGCACATGGCGATGAACTCACCAACGCTCGGCGCGAACGGCTTCTTGAGCTTGCGGCACTTCTGGATACCGAACTCGATCTGCTCCAGTGTACGAATGCCCTCGTCGGCGAACTCCTTGATCCATTCGGCCTTGGCAGCATCGAGCGCTTCGGTAGACGGCCATGCCTGGCGCCATGCAGGGAAGATCCCACGCAGACGGCGGAACAAGTCGTTCACCACTTCGGCCGTCTGCGGCGTCACATGGAGGGGCAAGGCGTGAATGGCTGGCGGCAGGTTTCCCATGGTCGCCATCAGTTGGTTGACTGGCTTCATGGGCTCACCACGATGCCTTCGGCCCAGGCGTTGCTGTCGAAGTCAGGCTCGTTGCTCTGGCGGCGCGCCGGGAACTGACGGACGTTGCTGGCTTGATTTCGGTCAGTTTTGACCCACTTCACCAGCAGCGCCACCCATGCGTCTTGCGTCTCCATCCGGCCGGATGCCGTGTAGTGACAGACGAACGAAGCCGTGGCATCAGCAGTGAACACATCCACCGGCAGCGTCATCCGAAGGGCATAGTTTTTCAGGAGGTTCCGGTTCGGCTCCCAATCCAGCGTCATTTCAGATGGCGCCTTGGGGTCGACAGGAACGGGGTCGTCTTCTGGCTTTTCTTCTCCCTGCACACCTTCGGCTGGCGCCAAGCCGTCGAACGTTTCGGCGACCAGCGCTTCGTGCGCAGAGAGAGAGTTGTGTTGATCTTTATTCTTCTCTACATCTACATCTTCTTTAGGTAACGCAGAAGTAACGATGCTAGCGTTACCTTTTGCGTTACCTGCTTTATGACTGGCTACGCGCTTTGCCGTGAGGAGCCTGTTTTTAGCGGTCTTCCCGTTGTGACGCTCAAAATGAGGAAGGCTGATCACACCCTCAGCTTCTGCCATCCAGCCCACGGACTTCATGTGATCGCAGAAACCGGTAACGCCTACTGAGCGATCAAGTAACTTTTTACTAACGCTTGGAGCGTTACCATTTTCTGTTTGCTGATCGAACCAAGCCCACACACGCATGAGCTTCCCCACCACCGCATCCGGATCAATGCCGGCCAGGTCGGCGATAAGGCAAACCTCTGGCTTGTCCATGGTAGTGAGTTCGAATTTAATCCAGTCGCCAGCCATTACTTGGCTCCTTTGCCGACAAGGCAGGCCAATTCAAGGAAGCGATCCACGTACCAGTGCGGGGCGGTCTCGCGGGGGTTGTTGGGGCTGGTCAGGTTCTTGCCATAACGAAGGCCCTTATCAGTCACCGACCAGAAGTCGACGACGCCGCGCTTGGTGCTGTTGCGCTGGCACTTTTTGATAAAGCCGTTAGCGGCCAATAAGCGGTTGAAGGCCGTGGCTGTGCTGGCTATCCCGTTTTCTTTGATGAGGTCGGTGATGGGCTTAGTTTCCATCGAAGATCCGCCAGTAGCGTCTGGAGCGGCGTCGATGGCATAGCCAGGGAGGAATTTCGCGTCCAGTCCGTTGTTGGCGGCGATCTTGGTCAGCATCATCATTTGGCTTGATGGCGCCGGCTTCAGTAGTCTGGTGAAGCACTCCATGATCGCCAGCTCCCCGATGACCTTAACGCTGGCGGGCAGCTCGGGCTTTTGAGCCTGCTTTTCAAGGTACTGCCAGCGATCAACCAGCTTTCCGGTGAACTCTGGCGAGAGCTGCGCGACGATAACGTAACTATCACGTTCGCCAACGTTGTAGATCCTGGTGGCGCGAGGACGACCAAGTTTGTCCGTGGACCATTCATCCTCAGATTGAGGGTGGACCAATCCGCCCTGGGCCAAGTCCTCGATGAGGCGCTTCACGTTGTCGTGACGCCTCTTGGTCAGCTTAGATATTTCTACGGATGACATAGTCCGCGCCACGTTTTGCGATTGCAGAAAACGTGGCGCGGATTCGTTAATGTTGACGACTGATTGGGGAATAGGCATTATTCGCTCCAGAACTTTGTTGTAAGTGCTGCACAAGAAGCCAGGCCACGAACCTGGCTTTTTTGTGCCCGTGATTTGGCAGTTCGGTATTTCATTGGCAGATCCTCAATAGTCCCTCAGGGGCTAATCAGCCCTTTCGTCCTATGGAAGCGACGTTGCTCCGGCTCTTGGGCGGCCGGGTCATTCGATCAAGTGCCCGGTTCATAATTGTTGCGGCCATCTCTTCCGGCGTTATCCCGTTGCGCCTGGCCAATAGCTCCAGATCAGCGAGTCCCTGCCAGTCGAGCTGGATTTCCAGCGGTTTTCTTTCAGGCACAGGGCCTCCTGGGCCACTTCAGGCCACGTCAGTTTTCGCGTTAAGCTCTTCCATCATCTGGTTCAGGCCGCGCTCGAGGATTTCCCGAGCGAGAACTGCCTTCTGCGTGCGCTGAAAACGCGCCATAGCAGTGAGCAGATCGTCGGCCACTTCATCCAGGCGGACCTTGGTGGGCTTGTCGTGCATGTGGCTTGGGTCGAAGTGCATCGGTTGTCTCCAGTGGCTGATGAATGGGTTTAAGCAGCGGATTTCTTAAGTTCGTTCTGGTAGAGGCTCTCAATCGCTTTTCCAGTCTCGTACCGGACATCCGCACCTTTGCTTGCTCGGTGAATGGTCGGCTGAGTGGTATCAATGCGATCGGCAATAGCCTTCTGCGAGAACCCCAGGGCGAATAGCCCGGTAAGCATTTCTTGAACGGTCATATGTGCCTCCAATTCGACAGCGTATTGATCGCATGATACGCAGTCGTATCGATGCAGGCAATACACTGGCGTAATACGTTTATCTATTGGTGAAGCATGCACATTGGTGACAGGGTGGCCGCCGAGATGGCCAGCAACGACTGGAGCGAGGGAGAGTTGGCGCGTCGCGCTGGCGTGACTCAGCCAACGGTTCACCGGATAATTTCTGGAGAGTCAAAATCTCCAAAGCGCGAAAATATCGAAAAAATAGCGAAGGCTTTGCGTGTTTCCAGCAAGTGGCTTTGGGATGGAGGTCCTAAAGGCGAAGCGGATGCTTTCGACTCGAACGTTGAGGCGGCGCAAGGTCCGTCCCGATATTACGAATACCCGGAGATCAGCTGGGTACAGGCCGGAGTTGCAGCTGAGGCAATGGACTTGTTCAATGTTGGCGACTTCGAGGCAATGCACCCATCGGATGCATGGGCGGGCCCTAATGGATTCTGGCTCAAGGTTCGAGGGCCTTCTATGACCTCTACCAATGGAATGAGCTTCAGCGAGGGGATGCTGATACTGGTGGCGCCAGGCGGCGATGTGGAAAACGGCCAATACGTCGTGGCCAAGCTCATCGATACCAACGAAGCCACCTTCAAGCAATTCATCTGGGATTCCGGCAGGGCCTACCTCAAGCCATTAAATCCGGCCTTCCCAACCGTAGAGGTGGACGACACCTGGTCAGTTGTCGGCCGAGTCGTTGATGCCAAATGGCCAAGATCCGTCTTATGAGCTTGGCGCGCGAACGTCGCGCCCCTCCCCTTACACTAACCTGATCAGCCTACAGCCAACCCCCATGCCTATAAGTTGGGGGATCGTGACCTTTTGATTTGCTGTCAGTCTATCTCTGACCTTCACCTCAACCATCACGACCTCCCTGCCATTTGACAGCTCTAGGTCAGGCCATCCGCTAGCCATCGAACCGTCATACCGCGCATAGACATCCAACAATTTATGCCAAAACTCCTGGTCATATGCCTCCAGGAATAGCCTTGCCATAGATTTGCCTGAAGCGCTTTTGGGCCACACCGTCGCGCACGCCTCACACACTTGCAGGTAATCAGACAGAACCTCATCCAGGCACTGAAGTCTTGAATCGATAACATCATGCATCTCGGAAATAGGCATCTCCGGCACGACCCTACCGCCTGCAAGAATCCCCTTGAGCCCCTGAGCCGTCATCGGTATCAGGAAATGGATTGCATGCAACAGGGGCGTCCTCAGCGGATCAACAGTCTTGTATGGGTTGTTGTCGATTAGATAAGGAAGCAGCAAAGCCCTGAATAGCGATCGAGTCAGGTTGCCTTCTGTGTGCTCGCCATACCATCCCTCACTTTTCAGCACAGACAGCACGGCTTCTTCCGGGGATCCCTGGTAAGGCAGGCTTATACGCCTTTCTACCATGGGCCATACCATCCATTGCCCAGGGTTTTTTTCTCCACGCTCTTCATGCGCTAGCACATCGATATCCATCCCGACCAACACCCATAAATACGAGGGCGAAAGAATGTCATCAAAAATAATGCGTGCGCGTATTGACCAGATCGATACGCCGGCGTATTGTTCACTCCATCGAGTCACCCAGCAGGGGCTCGCCAGGGCCTCAGGGCCTACCCAGCTCTTTAGTCACACCGCTTCACCCTTGCCGGATCACCACCGGCCCAGATTCAAAGGCAGCGATGAACCGGCCTAAACGGTTCAGAGGGTTGGCAACTGACCCGGGCGTGCAGCGTAAAGCGCCAAGAACAGTTATCCAGCGGGAGAACAAGCCGAAAGGCCCGCGGCTGGAAGAACAATCAGAAGATAGCCGGTGACCGACGCCAGCAGCGGGTCACGGCGGAAAGCATCACTGAGCAGCCTTCTCGCGAGGGCTGCTTGGGATGACAACCGGATGAGGGATTCATTGTGAAGTTCGAAATCGACAAAACCTGTGTTCCGCCGCTAGTTGCAAGCGAGGGCGGCAGCCTCTGGGTTGTCTCTGGGCGCATCCCGCACGCCGACGAAGACACCACATTCGCAATTCTTGCCGACGATGAACAGCAGGCATGTGACGCATTTGAAGAGGCGTTATGGGAGGGTCGCGACCCCGAGGAAAAGCCTGAGGTGATCATGGGAAGCGGCTCAGCGGTTTATATCAATTTCAGCTCAGTCCTGGCGCGAAGGATTGATGTGTGAGCTCCCCGATAGTAGCCATCAACAGCCGATGGGTTGGCAGCAAAGGCCGAGTGGTCGTGGTGCTTGAGCGAAAACCCTTCGGCATCCTTGAGTACCAAATCGAGGGTCGAGCGATCTTCGGTAGCAGCAAGCAGGCCGACTTCCTGCGCAACTTCAAACCAGCATGACCCACAGATTTCCTCGATGCCCTTCTCACGAGGGGTATAGGGAAATCAACCGCCCCGGAGGGCGAGGATATGCCCACAAAAGCTTACCAATGTGGATCGTGTTACGAGGTCCACGAGTTCTATCACGAGGCGGAAAGCTGCTGTCAGCCGGCAATTGACGAGGGCTGGTCATGCGATGTGTGCGCCGATTTTCATAGCGAAAAGGAAGACGCGGTGAAGTGCTGCATCGGATTGGTCAAGGCAAAAGCCGACGAGGCCGTTCAGTGCACAGCATGCTTGCGTGACCAATCGCTTATGCAGCTGGTTGCCGAAATTGAAATATCTGGACACTGCTCTGAATGTAATCCGCATTACACAAGCGATGAGACTTTCAGAATTGCTGACTTGGTAGATAGGCGAGTCAAGGAAAAGCTAGAGCAAATGCACTGAACCATCCTCCTGCGCATTCACAGAGTGCGCAGCGGGATGCGGACGAAAACGCGGCCTATAACCGCCCACCTGCATCAACAACGTCCTGTTCGACCTGGCTTCGGCCACACAGAGCGCAGGAGCCGGACAGCGTAACCGGCACCCTTCCCCACCTCTATTACGTCAGCACTCCTCCCCCGCGCCCATCGGCAACCAGCGGGAGGCATGAGTGTTGACGAATACAGGTGAACCAACCGGAGATTGTGATGAAAGCCAAGGAAATAACCTTTACCGCAACCAGCATTTTGTCGGAGCCCACCAGCAACAGTTGGCTCCGTGTTACCGCCGACGCTGACCCATCGGAAGTTCTTCAGTGCTTCGAACTGAGCGAGATTAAAGACGAGTTCGGAGCAGACGCATTGCTTGAGCACATCGGAATTGAGCAAGTACGCGCATGGCTTGAGTACAACACCTAACCCCAAACACTGGAGGTCGCCATGAGCGATTGGATCAAGTGCAGCGACAGGCTGCCCGAACCTGCGACGGATGATCCTGACTGTAGCGACAACGTTCTCGCTTACCAGATCTATTTCGGCCGCCAGATGTTGCAAGCCTTCTACAGCCAAGACGGCCAACTCTGGTACGACCAAGCCGGCGATCAACTCGACGGAGAAGTAACCCACTGGCAGCCACTTCCCGCCCCGCCCACCGAATAACGCCACCCTGGAGGCGACCATGAACGCAGCATTGAAGATGTGCCAGTCGATCTACGACGCTCAGTTGCCTCCAGAGGTCAGCGAGGCGAGCGCGGAGCAGGAGTGGCTGGAACACTCGGCGGAACAGTTGGTGTGCGGAATGGACATCAAGTGGAAGCGCCGCTACGGCCAGCCGCAGGTGGTGACGTTCGACCGGTTCTGCACCTACCTGCAAGGCGTCCTAAATCAGCGCCAGATCGACGGCCTGGACCAGCGCGATTCGTTCGCCCGGCTGTTCCTGTCTTCGATCCTGGGCAGCCAGGCGGATTCGAGAGGTCACGCCGCTGACTTGATCGGCCAGCCCCGCCCCATCGAAGCCGCCGAGAAGGTCGCCATTGACCTTCTCAGGCCCTACGCCGCCGATGCTGTAGCAGCGGAGCGTGAAGAGGCCGAAGACGATGTGGATGCGGACCTATGAGCCCTCACATTCTGATCGATGAGGCGCTTGAGGCCCTGGAGCATCCCGCCAGCGAGCCAGGCGCCCAGCGCGTCGTCCTGAACATGATTACCAACATGCTCACCGGCAACGCCATTACCAACGAAGAGTTCGCCCACTACTGCCAGCGCCTCCTGAAGATCACCAGGCAGCGCAAGGAGGCCGCATGACCACTCCAGTCGTGAAAACGCTGATCGACGACCAGCTCGACGACATCGAGCGCCGCATTGCCATCATGGGCTTCGGCCTTCCCTTCAACGAACTGATCGGGCGCAAGCGTGAAGACTTGGTGCGGGACCTGCCGCAGCGCCTGGCGCCGACAATGAAGGGTGGCCGAATCGCGGTGAGGGTTCGGCCGTGACCACCCACCAGCGCACCCGACGCATGCTCATCTGGCGCGGTTCCTTCTCCGCCCTATCCCTCTGCACCTTCCTGATGTTGCTCAGCGCCCTCGCTGACCGAATCACTCAATAACCCACACCTTCAATCGCTGCGAGCATCGCGGCAGGGAGTCACCGTGTCCGCACAACAGCAAGTAATCACCATCGACGACATCAGCGCCGACAACGCTCCGGCCATTTACGTAGCCGGCGGCCTGGGCCAATTCTTCGAGGCTGTAAAGGCAGAAGTCACCGGCGAGGTTCCCGATCTGACCACTGTGAAAGGTCGCGCTCGCATTGCATCCCTGGCCGCAACGGTAAGCAAGTCCAAAAAGGCAGTCGAGACGCCTGGTCGCGACTACCTGAAGCGCCTCAAGGAAATGCCGAAGGTGGTGGAGGCCGAGCTGCGAGACTTCGTGACCAAGATGGACAACCTGCGCGATTCCACCCGTCAACCCCTGACGGATTGGGAAAACGCCGACCAGGCACGCAAAGATAAGCACGTCGATGGGATCGACAGCATGAAGGACATAGCCCTGTTCGGCGAAACCCCACCGGCATCCGTGGTTGCCCGGGGCATTGCCGATCTCGAAGCCATCGAAATCAACGATGCATGGGAAGAGTTCCTGGCCGAAGCCGCGCAGGTGAAGGACCAGACTCTGGCGAAGCTGCGCACCCTGCATTCCGAGCGCGCCCAGCAAGAGGCCGAACAGGCCGAACTGACACGTCTGCGTGCAGAGGCAGAGGCTCAGGCCCAGCGCAACCGCGATGCAGAGATTGCCAGGGTGGCCGCCGAACAGGCCCGAATCCAGGCTGGGCAAGAAGCCCAGGCCGAACGTGATGCCGCAGCGCGCCGCGAGCAGGAACTGCTGGACCAGGCCGCCGCCACTC